TTAAAAAGACATTTAAAAAATGTAATTTTGTAATATATGGTGCGATGTGTTGTAATTCCTAATTAAATTAATTACAAATTGATTGTAATTTTGTATTAAAAATTACAAAAAATGTAATTAAAATAAGCGTACAAAATTCAATTTTCTTATTTGTCTTAAATTACAAAATTAATGTAAACAAAAACTCAATGTTTATAGTACTTTAGAGCCTACAAACCATATAAATTACATTATTACAAAAAATAGTGACTTTATTGAGATATTACAAGTTTTACCAAAAAGTAAAACATTACTAAATTTACTTTTACTTTAAAGTAAATTTTCTTACATTCGTATCAAATATTTAATCAAACAATGCTGTTAGACAAAGTGTTATCGAATGTATTTGCTTGCGCAATTGAGTTATCTTTTAATTCGAATGCAGTACCATCCAACATACCAGGTTGGCAACCATTTTATAATTCAACATTTATTAATTACGATTTTCAAAAAGCATATGCTACATCGGCATCTATCTTCTTTTCTGAAGAAAGTAGCACTACTCCATCAGGACCTTCATATAAACAAAAATTAACTTGGCGTTTCCCGGAAAATGATAAGAATCGTGCAGAACGAATTGCTTTGATTCATCAAATAAAATTTGTCAAGTTCAAATTTACAAATGGCCTGGACTTAGTTGTGGGTCGTAATGATGTGAATCAAAATGCCAAACCACAGATAAAGACTTCTTCAGATGGACAATTATGTCAGGTAGAAGTTGAAACTATATCTATGGTTCCTGCAGGATTTACTCCAAATCTTAACAGTTTTGGTTTGCCAACATTCATTCCCTTAAGCTTAATTCCATAAATATGAGTACACCTACTGCAAATCCATTTCCACTAACCTATACTCCAAAAGTAGATAGTCCAGAATTATTAGCTGTACTGGCTCAATATGGACCTCAATTATATACTGATGCGAATGAGTTGAATCAAATGTATGCTGCGTTAAATTATCTATATGAAAATCCTTCTGGATTTGATCCGGCACAACATGATTTATCTGAATTTACAAATGATGATCCTGATCCATATGTTAAAAATTCTCAGCTTCCGGGTATTCCTGATTTTCAATCAGTGACTGATGTAAACCCAGCTACAAATAATGATGTTGAAGTGAATACTTTGATGATGCCATTTCAAACTTCAGAATTTTTGCCTGATTCCGGAAAAGTTAAACTTCAATTCTTTTCAAACAAAGTTATTTTTATATTTCCAGATGGAAGAAAGGGAGAAATGTGGATTGATGGTCGAATAAGTGATGGCACTGTACAGCTTGGACTTCCAAAAGTATCTGGTCAAGCTCGAGTTCAGAAATCTCGAAATGTCATTGCATCGGGCACCTACTCCATTGATAATATTGATACTGACAAAATTATAGAATGTTCGTCTAACCATAATCTTACGTTCACCAATTCTAGTTTATCTGTTGGTCGTGACTTTGAAATTTATAATCCAAGTACAAATTCGGGTACTGTGACCCTATCCTTTACAGGATGCTCAATTGTAGGCGTTTCATCTTCTCCATATACTTTAGCACCTGGTTTCATCTATAGATTATATCACGCTACAGGATCAATTTACTATTTATTGGCTTCTCCGGAATCAACTGTGAATTATATTACAGCTGTTGAACGGACGAAATTGAGCTACATTACAATCTCATCAGCAGTTAACTTGAATGATATAAATTCTCGAGTAAATGATTTAGATGCGGCTGTTATTTTAAAAGGAACTTGGAATCAAGCTACAGGAGTTTTCCCTGGAGCAGGAGTTGCTCAAGCTGGATGGAGTTATTTAGTAACAGGAGCAACTACTACAATAGATGGTGTTGAGTTTACAAATGGTGATAGAATCATTTGTGTTTTAGACAATGCTTCTACGTCAACATATGCAGGAAATTGGTATAAAGCTGACTATACAGATAAAATTAATACTGTTGCTGGTAGAACTGGAAATGTTGTAATTACTTCTTCAGATTTATCAGATTTCAATAGTGCTGTAAATGCTTTGATCACTACATCGCTTTCAAGTTTCAAAACTGCTAATTATTTAGATTTTACCAGCAGTGGGCAATCGCAAATAGATGCTAAACAAACGAAAGCAGTTGTTATAAAATTAACGTCTTCATACACTTTAACAAATCAAACTGCACTTCAAAAATTATTTAATGCTGGAGGTCCAAATGCTGATGGTTCTTTTAATGTAATCGCGGGTATTTCTTATGAATTTGAAGCTCAATTTTCTTTAACCGGTTTAAGTGCAACATCGAGTAATATGCAATTCGGCTTATTGGGTACAGCCTCTTTGTCAGCTGTTGAGTATGTTGCTTTCGGTTCTAAAAATACAATTGCCGGAAATTCTACTCCAAACTTTAACAAATTTACAGTAACTACCGCATCTGTTATAAGTTCGAGTACTGGTTTTACAAGTGGGTTTGGACGTGTAAAAGGTAGTTTTACCGCTAGTAGTTCAGGAACTGTATTTGTGTCATTTGGAATGTCGATAGGCGCCGCAGCTACTGTTGATACAACTTCTATAACTTCATTAAAACCGATATCATAATGGCTAATCAATATTATCTTTTCAATACAACTACTAGAAGATATACTTTTACTGACTATTTCGAAGTTCAGCCTAGTAATTCTGTTGATTTTCCACCAAGAATAAATTGTGATTTTGCTTTGCTAAATCAAGATTCAACAGAGTGGATTGATTGTCGTTCAGAATCAGAAATTAATGATTCAAAATTGGCACTTTATTTTGCGTACCCGGAATATGAGAATATTTTTTATAAATCAATTCCATTAGATAATCTCGAAATGATAGAGCGTGTAGCGCCAATCTCGAACAAAGGATTGAAAGGTGAAAAAAATATTATAAAAATGGACTACTAATATGGTCCTCTCAAAAAAAGTACTGGTTTGAATCGGATTCACAATATCAGGAAGGATTTGTTAGAACCATCAAATTATTTTCGGTTTCAGGATTAGTTTTAGATTCCTGGTCGGTAAAGGTTCAATTGCTATCGGATGACAAACAATTATTTCTAAAAAACAACGCGAATTAATTTTTGAATATTTCAAAAGTCAGCAAACTGATCTTTTCAATTTACTCTACACTTTTTTTCAAAAGAAATTCAAGACTATGTGATGGTTGGTGGTTCTGCTCTTGCTCAAGCATTAACAGCCGCCAAAGAAAGTTACCCAGTAGAAATAGTTTCACAAACATTATCGATGCAAGTTCCTACGCAAAGCGGTGGAACAATTACCGTGTTGGATGGAATTTTAGCTGAATTAGTATGATAAAAATAAGTTCTATAAAGATTTCACAGCTATTGAAATTTCGATTGGTGATGCCGTAATGAAAGCCGAAATGATAGGCCTTGATTATAAGCATCCAATTAGAACTTTATATCTAGAGGCTTGGCAAAGTTTTGAGTGCGGAGAATGGAGCTATGATGGCGCTACATTTGTTAGAGAAAGATATTCGCACACTATTTTTGAATTAGCTGCATTTATTCACGATTGGCGTAATTCTATGGGGTATACTGGTTACTACATCGACAGAGAGTTGATTGATATTATGATTTGTTTGAATTATCCGTTCGGGTTAATTCAAACTCGGTGGTTCTGGACGCGCTTGACTTTTTTTAATATAATTCGTCACAAAGTTTTGGGTTCATTTAAAAATGAAAAACCGAAACTAATATTTTCAATTTGATTTTTTTAAAAAAATAACCACTATAATTTTTTGTTGCATGGATATAGTTCCTGTGAAAATACGACCTCATTTAATTCCTTTTCTATTCGAAGAATTTGAAGGAATAGAGGTTAACTATCTAGGAAAAAAGTAAAAGCATGCAAAATAACAAGTGATTCTGCGCTTGGCTTTCAGATCATGCTTTCTTTGACAAAATGCAAATATCCTGTAAAAACTTCTGGAGAATTTTATGTTTACTTACATATCGAAGCTGCTATTTTTTCTGAGTCAAAAATGTTTACGATCATAAATGGTAAAAATTCATTTCTTGAAGTTCCTGAGCCTTTGAATAATAAAATTAATGATTATCTAGAGGACTTATTTAGAATAGCTTTCCAGTATAATACTAAAGGATTGCTAAAGGGAAATCCCGATCTATTAGTTAGAGATGCAATCGCCGAATTTATGACCGAATATCGATTGGATGAGTATGGTTTCAATATTGAATCCATTCGAAGACTTCTTGATAGAGGAAAAAAAATAAACTCTCCAGGCTACAAAATAAATCTGCTAGAACAATTTTAAAACATAATAGTAGTGTCTTAAACAAAACCTTAGAACTCCTAGGTTTGACCTTTAATTCAAACGCTATGGTTAGGTTATTTACTACTTTTTCAAAAAGCAATTATTAATAATTCATACTGGTATTTGGTATGCTAAATTGAAATCTTCATTCTATTTAGGAATAGTTGTTTCACCATTTGCCTTAATAATTGAAAAGCTAACAGATTGGTACATTTCCAATCAAGTTACCATTTTCTTTATATGTGGTGCAATTCTTATTGATTGGTTGTCAGGAATTGGCAAACACGTCAAGCTTAAAACATTTTCTTGGAAACTCAATGGTATCGGATTATTAGTTAAAACTGGAATGGTCATTTGTGGGAGTTTTTTGTCCGAAGCTATGCCTCATTTTTTAGGAGATAACCTTTTGTCCTATTCGCTAATCACTGTTTTAAGGCTTTCTATTTTCATGTATCCAGCTGGTAGTGGTTGGATGAATATGTCTGTGATAACAAATGGAAAATTCCCTCCAGTTGGATGGATCAATCGTATTAAATCATTTCAAGAAAATTTAAACATAAAAGATTTAACAAATGACAACAAGGGCGAAACAAATTAAGTACATAGTGATTCACTGTCAGGCAGGAACTGGCACGTTAGAAAGTATGCAAAAATTTTGGAAAGAATCATTAGGATGGAATTCTCCAGGCTATGCTACGTGGATAGATTTTGACGGTACACGTCATAAATTATCAAGTTATGACAAGCCAACAAATGGAGTTGCAGGTTTTAATTCACAGTGTCTACATATGTCTTATCGTGGCGGTGTAGAGTCTATTATTGAAAAAGGTAAATCAGTATTAAAAGCAAAAGATACTCGCACTCAAGCGCAAAAAGATGCCATTCTAAAAGAAATTTTAGAAATGAAGAAATGGCTTTCTGAAAATGGTAATGATTTAAAAGATGTGATGATAGTGGGTCATTATCATTTTTCAACTGATCAGAATCATAATGGAGCAATTGAGCCTTGGGAGCGCATAAAAGAGTGTCCATCGTTTGATGCTTATTCGGAATACGCCTATTTAATGGAAAAAGAGAATCCTCTTTATTCCAAACTAAAATTACCTAAAAATAGATGATATGAAAAAGTCTTTCCTGCTCAATGTAAAAAGTATACTAGGGTTAATTTTATTAGCCTTAGTTGCCGTTTTCACTGGTCAATGTTCTTCTTTAAAAAACATAAAGAAAAAGAAGTGATTGAAATTTCAAACACAAAAAAAGTTGATTCTTCAGTATTAGTTCAAACTAATACTGAAGAAAAAGAATTGGAAAAAACTAAAGAATCGGAACAATCGCTAGAAGAATCAACAGAAGTTAATTTAAGCCCTGGAGACAGTATTGAGGTGATTAATTATGATGCTAATGGTAAGAAGACTGGAAGTAAGAAATATAAAGGCTCCGGTAAGTATAAAAATATTAAAGGCAAAAAGATTTTAGAAAAATCAGTTGAAAAACAAACCAATACTAAAACAGATCATAAATCGGAAACTGACTTATCCAAACGTACACACGAAAAAACAACTGCTAAAAAGCAATCGGTAGATAAGACAAAAAGGGATTTTCATTTTTCGATTATCTGTTTTGGTTTTTGATTATCCTGGTTATTCTATTTCTAATTTACTTGAAAATCCGCTTTAAAACATTCAGTGCACTTAAAAGTAGTGTCTTAAACATTTTTCAACCCTAAAATACTTTAGCTAAAAATAAACAACATGAAATACTCTGCTGTTATATCTGAACTTTTACGCGGTGAGTGGATGATCCATAATCCGGAGGTATATTATGATTATGTCGAAGGCTTGCGCAATAGATTCGATTTAAGTTTTGATTCTAAATATAAACCTGAGGAGCGTGCCTTGGATATTCTTGATTCTTATGGAAATCCAATTCGTTCAAAAGATGGAAATATCACGGTCCCTAAGAATTCAATTGCACAAGTGAATTTGCGAGGCGAGATAGTTCCTTACTCAGATTGGTGCGTAATGGGTGCCGATGAAATTGTATCGCAATTATTTCAGGCACAAGAAATGAGTAATGTTGACGCAACAGTTTTCGCAATTAATTCTCCTGGTGGAAGTACCAGTGCTGCTGATAAATTCAAAGAGTTTGGTCGCTATAAAACTAAGCCTGTTGTTGGGCTATTAAAAGACGCTTTATCTCTAGGTTATTTGGCGGCAATTGAGTGTTGCGATTACCTAATGTTAGATGGAGATTTTTCTTCTCGTGTAGGCTCTATTGGGATTGTTGCAACATTAAGAGATAATACTAAAGCACTTGAAGCTGCTGGAGTCAAAATCCATGAAATATATCCTCCCGAATCCGACTTTAAAAATAAAGAGATTCAAGATGCTAAAAAGGGGATTATGCTGCAATAATTAAAAATTCACTTTCTCCATTAGCTATTTCATTTCAAGACTTAGTAAAAGCCAAAAGACCTAATCTAGTTCAAGAAGCTGGTGTTTTACAAGGCGGTGTTTATTTCGCAAAAGATGCTTTACGATTAGGGCTGATAGATGGAATCGGGGACTCAAGAATGGCTATACAAAAAGCTAGAGAGCTGGCGTTGAATTCCGCATTTAAATAAGTATTCATTAATCTAATTATAAATTTAAAACCAAAAATGTTATGTTGAAAAACACGAAGTTATTAGGAATGTTAACTTCAATGATGGCTTATGTGGGGATGACTGAAACTCCAATTGTTGACGGTAAAGTCTCTTTTGAAGAAGAAGCTGAAAAAAACTCAAAGAAGCTCTCACTGAGAAAACCTTTAATGAAGCCATTGAAGCCTTCAATAAAGACTTAGGAGATTCAAATGAAGCTGAACTAATTAAGAGTTCGGTTATTGAAGTCTTAAAAGAACTGGAAGTCCCTCAAGAAACTCTTCAGGGAATTGTAAACAAAGCCAAAGGGGCAAGTGGCGGTGATGTATTAACAATGATGCAAATGGTAAAACTGGATTATCTGATTACAAAGCATCTCAAGAAGAAATTATCAAAAAACTAGAAAGCTCTGCTGAAGATAATTTACCAATTGATAAAATAACCAAAGAAAAAATGAAGAATGAATTAAAGCATAGTGCTACACATCTTTTCGGTTCAGGTAAAGAGTATGATGCAATTGATACTTCTAGACCTTGGAATAAAGCTGCAGCTTTGGGATTAGATGTTTCTTCAACTGATTTCACTGATCAGGTTACTATTCAAAAACTGAATGGTGATGCGGATTTATACTTTAGAGAGAATCCAACAGAAATTAAATCTTTGCATAGGGATAATTTTAATTTGCCAGATTTTGGCCAAAACGTTTAAAGGTTGATCATTTAGTTTCGGATGGTTCTGTTGCCACTGGAGAAATTACTCAAGGTAGAAAATTCGGATGGTTGCCTAAAAATGTTCAAGAAATTAAAGCGGAAGTAGGACAAATCTATCCTGTTCAAATTGATGCGGAATGGTCAGGATTTGATTTACAAAAAATTGAAACTTCATGGTTGAACTTTATGAATAAAGAAGGTTCTCAACCTGAAAAAATGACTTTCGTAAGATTTCTTGTAGGAGAGATTATGAAAAAGCCCGTCAGGAAGATAGAATTGCTACAATCAATGCAATTTTTGTTGAAACTCCTAAAAATGCGACTAAGCCAGGTAAATTCATTAACCGTCAAAATGGATTATTCTATTTGTTGTGGAGAGCAAGAGATATCGATAAAAATACCGCGCTTTCTCAATGGGTACTATTACTCCTGAGAATGTTATGGATTGGTTCCACTCTGAAGCTGAGGATAATTTAGGATTTGTAAATAGACTTCCACAAGATGTGTTGGCAGCTACAAATGGTGTGATTTACATGCATTACAAAGTTTGGGAATTGTATCGTGCGAAATACAAGCAAATTAATGGAACCAATATGGACTATAAAGGGCTTCCTGACCATTTAGATCAAAAGCCTCAAATTAGAGTTCAGACATTTATTGACCAAGAAAATAAAGATTTTGTATTTTTTACTTTTGATGACAATATCGTTATTTTAGAAAATATTCCACAAGAAAAATCAACATACAAGTTCCAGGTTATTTTGAGAAACATTATGTTACTTGGTGATTACAAATTAGGAGTATATCTTCCTCACATTGGTAATCCTGTTGCTGAAGGTTCTCCAGATGCTTTCAATATTCAAAGTGTTTGGTCTAATGATGCTCCAATCTTTCTTGAAAGCAAATTCATTCCAGTTTTTGATGATGCTTTAGGCATATTGTCGCCAGCCTATAAAAATGTAATAGTTGATTCTGCTTGGAATACCGATATTACTTCAATTACTGATGTAAAACCTGGTCAAGTAATTAAAATTAGAGGCAATGCTGCAATGACTGCTTCAAAAATGGTCAAGCATGACGTTAATAAAATCAAATTAGCGGGTAATGCTGATTTTGATTTGAAATCGGGAGGAACTTTAGTTTTAAGAATCGATGCTACTTATAAAGCAATTGAGTTGTCAAGAACTACAAGTGCGCCAGCTGCTCCATCAGGAACCATTAATTTTACTGATGATTCATTTGATGCGAATTTAGGAGTTGACTTTGCTTATAAAGGAACTGGTGCAGTGACATTATCCGCAATTGATAATGGTGTTGATGGAAAAACTATTAAAGTTTATGGTAAGACTGGAGCGGCATTAACTGTAGCAAATATTACAGGTAAAGTAGTTGTAGGTACTTCATTAGTTTTAGATGCTGATAGTAAGTATGTAGAACTTGTTAAGGTTGATGGAATTTGGTACAAAGGTGCCACTAACGCTTAATTTTTTAATTTAAAATGACAAATTTTAGAAAATCAGTGGTGAAATCTGCTCCAGGATCAGGTGCACCAAAAGGTAAGAATCCAAACGTAACAGCTATTCATGTTGATGATATTTTATCATTTCCAGGAACTGATGCTAATGGAGTGAGGCTTATGGGTAATATTGTATTGAAAGCCGGTGCAAAATCTGAGCGCATTTACATGACCGATGTAAATCAAAAAGCTTCACATGCATATGAAGGTGATCCGGATGCGGGTGGTTATAAAAAGAAATTTGAAGGTACGCATCCCGGTGATGCTTTAGAAATCAATGAGTACATTCAGAATAATAACGAAGAGCCATTTGTATTGGTTTATGATTTAGAGTGCGGTACTACATTGCGTAAAGTAGTTGGATTACCTTGTAATCCTGTATATCTAAAAGGTGAATTCATGGATGATAATTCAGGAGTTAAACACACTTTAGTTTTTGAGCAAAGAAGACATGATCGTCACGTTTCTAAATTTTATGAAGGTGATTTAAGTTATGCTGAAAATGTAGTGACTCCTGATACTGATTTAGCTCTTGATAAAACAGCAGGTTATGTATATCAAATGCCAGCTGTCACAGTTGCTGCTACAAATGTAACAGTAGCTTCATCTAACATAGAGCATAAAAAAGTTATTACTGTTATTGGAGGAGGTGGTTCAGAGCCAGCAACTCTTACTGCAGGGGTTTCCGGTCCGGTTACTGTTGTTTTAGATAATGGAACTGTTTGGGTAGCTGATAAGGATGCTGTAATTCATCTTCAGGTATTTGATTCGGGAACTGTAACCTATTTAATTGAAATGTCCCGTAGTTAGGATTTTTATTTGGTTTAGTTGTGTTGAAAAGCGGACAATAATTGTCCGCTTTTTTGTGTCTTAAATTTTTTATTGCACGTGCAATATTTGTATGACTTATTAAAATAACAAATAATCATAATTATGGAAAAACAAAAGAATGAAGTATTAGCATTGATTTGTGATACAACAAAGAAGAGAAATTTATTGTACAATGAACTGTTTGCTCTATATCGACAAACGCCAGGGAAAAATATAACTCAAGAAAATCATTTGAATAGAGTTGGATTTAATAATACTCGTTGTCTACAGTTATTTATGAATTAAAAAACTGTATAAAATTTCAGATAGTGATGAAAGAAAATACAAATCGGAACTTGCATCTGAAAAATAGATTTAACAGGCAGTTTTTGGATAGATTTATTTTAGCTGTACAAAAATTAGAAGATGATGTGAGATTAAAGCTTTTAATAATTTTACGATTACGCCATGATTTTCCTTTAACTGATCAAGTTGAACTGATGTCTGATGGTTTGAAAGATTATTTTAATGATAATGTGCCTTTTGAAATATTTGCTACTGCAGCGCCTGATGTAACGCAAGAAATGGTTATATCACCTGCTTCAGTAGAATTTCTACAATACTTATTATCTTTTGATTATCCTGAAGAGTTTCGTGATGAAATTGAAAATTTAAAAGCTAACTCAATCGATAATCCAACAGTTTCTAAGCAAGATGATGCCTCTGTTGGTGATGCTATCAAATTATTTTTAACAGCGCCGGATGAAGTGAAGCAAGAAATTAGATTCCGTGATCAATTTCCATTTTTAAACGATCTATCTACTCCAGATGAGTTAAAAATTTTAGTGGCTGAAAAATTTAGTCATTATCAATCTTTTTGTGAGGCTCATTCTGAATTATTGAGCCGAGTGGTTCTGCCATTTGTTGAAGGTAAAAACCTGAAGACGCAGAACAAATTCAAAAGGATGAAATTTTTGCTTTAGCCAAAAAAGCAGTTGAAAATTTCACAATGGATCAAACAATATTTGATGAATTAGTTTCCTACCGTGATACTGGTAAAATATTGGGTAATCATCCGATTTTTGCGGCTTATTCATTACAGAAAACTGTTGATGAAATGAGTATTGCTCAAGCCAGTAATCGTAAAAGTAATTTAGAGAATTACATTCGTCGTGATATTAAAAATATAGAGAATTCAAAAACTCCTGAAGATAAAAGTAGATATCAGCAAAAAGTTGATTCCTGGAAGGAAGAATTGGAGTTGATTAAAACTAAATTAGCTTCTGTAGATGCTCAAAATAAATATTTTGAATTACCAGTAGAAGATTCAGAAGCGTTTGAAAATAACGCTTCTGAATTATTTATTTCTAGGTATCTCAATAGGCATTACCAAAAATTAAAAATTTATCGGAAGACTTACTAAAGCTTCCGAGTTCAGAAGAAATATTTTTCTACAGACAGAAAACGCTTTCAATGCATTTACATTTATTCCAATTATTGCTAAAATGCAAGGAATTAAGGAATTATATGCGTCTACTTTTTCTATAAATATAAGAGTTATCGAGTCGCTTGTTGAATTGCATGATGCCGGTATTGTAGAGCAAATTACACTTATGATTTCTGATAGCTTAATAAAAAGAAATCCTATTACAATTGATTTGCTATCGGCTTTAATTAGAAGTCGTCCAAATATAAAAGTTGTCTACAGCTGCAATCATAGTAAAGTAAGTTTGATAAAACGGAATTGAATTTTATTGTATTGAAGGTTCGGGTAATTGGAGCGAAAATGCGCTATATGAGCAATATATATTTTTAAATTGTGAAAATACATTCAACTTCAGAAAGCAGATTTTCACGACTGCAAAATTGAGATAGTATGAAAAAATTATTGAACTTTATTGGTGTTTTTCTTATTCTTCAGGGATTTATGCTTGGTGCTAATTTATCTGTAAAATCAGTTGATTTACAGTATAAAATCGCACTTTCTTTTATATTATTTCTTTTTGGAATATTCATTTTATCAAAAACAAGAACAGATGAATGTAGTGCTTTTTAATCCTTTAAAACTATCTGACGAACAATTTGAAACTATTGAAGCATTAGTAGCTTTAAACTACACTCCTGCTCAGATGGCAGTGTATATGGAAGTCGATTATGTAGAATTTAAAAAAGCTATTGATGCGCCTAATAGTAAAATACAATTTCATCTTACCAGGGGAAAACTCCAAAGTAAATTTTTAATTCAACAAAAGCAATTATTAAGTGCTCAAGGAGGTAATGTTACGGCAAAACAGGAATATGATAAATCTGTTCGAAACAATGAAGTTGAGCAAATAAAAAGAAAAATTTTATTTTATGAAGATTAATATTGATGATATTGATATCCAAGATATTTACATTTTCATGGAAAGTGGTGATGTAAGTAAAGAAACTCGAGAAGCTTCTCCAGAGATTGTTTATTATTTGCAAATGCTTGATAAAATTCACGGAATGCACCAAAGAATTTTACAGTACGGAAATAAGGAAGCTATTCTAAAGCATCTGATACTTGTTGATGGTTTTTCGAGATATAAAGCAGAGAAATTACATTCTGAAATGCTCGAGTATTTTTATAAAAGCGAAAGAGTTCGTATTGATAAAGATGTTTATAGAAATATTTATGCTGAAAGAATGGAAAATTTAGCTACTGCAGCAACTATTATTTCAGTGAATCCTGAAGATATGGATAGAGCTAGTAGAATGTATGAGCGTGCCGGAAAGATGCGCCAATTAGATCTTGTTGATCCACCATCATTTCCTAAAGAATTACTTCAAAAGCCAATTAAAGTTTATGCAATGGATGCCGAATTTTTAGGTGAGAAAAAATTAACCGTTTAGAACTCGCAAAACAAATAGATAGCTTAGAAGAGTTATCTGAAGGTGAAAAATTACTCTTAAAACAAGATGCAGCTATAGAACCAGTTAAACTATTCGATAATGAGCAGGAAATCCGCAATAAATCTTAAAGACAATAGAATAGAGAAACGATTTGCTACCTGGATTAGAATGGTGATTGATTTGATATCACCTAAAAATTTATTTCTAATACTTGGCCGTGGTTCTCAAAAACATCCGATATTTTAGCTGAACGGTTTATGGATGTATGCTATGATATGCCCGGAGCGTATTTAGCTATTGTTTCAGATACCTATTTTAATGCAAAAAAAATATCGTAGATGCATTATTTGAGGGACTCGAAAGAAAAGGCTGGATTAAAGGAATACATTATGTAATTGATGAACCACCTCCTGCCCACTTTGCAAAACCATATAAGTCGCCACAGCAGTATAAACATACTATTTCTGTTTTTAACGGCTGTTTTGTGAATTTAATATCAATGGATCAGGCTTCGGGTGGAGCCGGTAACTCTTACCAGCATATTTTTGGTGATGAGACAAAATACTTGCCTTTTGATAAAATCAAGAAATTAATGCCAGCAATGCGTGGATTTAAGAAGTTTGCGCTATCAGTATACTACAGAGGATTGACTTTTACTACCGATATGCCTAATGTTTCTGAAGGTGAACACGATTGGATTTTAGATCGTCAAAAAGAAATGGATCCTAAGCAATGTCAAATTGCACTTAGAGCCGGATTGGTTATTAATGAATTGAAAATTGAATTAATGAATGAGCAGCGCCTTGGGAATAAAGAAAAGGTAATAAACTTAGAGCGTCAAATAAAAAGGTGGGATGAACGATGGAAAAAATTAGAAAGAATACAACTTTTTTCCATATAGCATCTTCCTATGTAAATGCTGATTTTTAACACCTCAATGGTACCATGATCAACTTGATAATTTAGGTCCTGAGGAATTTAAAACAGCTATTGGAGCTTTTCCATCCAAAATTAAAAAAGGTGAGCGATTCTATGTTAATTTAGCTGAGCATCATTTCTATAATGATGGAATAATCACTGATTATTATAAGAACTTTAGTTAGATGAAGAGTGGAAAAAAGTTCTTTGGCTCAAAAATTCATACATCATTCCAAGCCAATAGAAATTGGGGTTGATTTCGGTAATATGTGTTCGATGGTGTCGGGCCAAGAAATTGGAAGTACTATTTATTTGTTCCAGGAATTTCACACATTACCTCCGCATGGGCTTCGCGAGTTAGCTAATCAGTTCCTAGAATTTTATTCCGGGCATCGGAAAAAAGAAATTATTATGAGATATGACCGTTCCGGGAACTCATACGAGCAAATTAAAAGAGATTTTGCTACAGAACTAGCCAGTTATTTAGAATTCAATCTCGATGGAACTAAGACTGGATGGAAAGTTACTCTGATTAGCAAAGGTCAAGCTACTATATATCATGAAGAGGAATATAACTTGGCTAAAAATATAATGGAAGGTTCTAATGGGAGGCTTCCAAGATTGAAAATTTGTGTATTCGGCTGTAAAAATCTTCGTTCATCGATGGAAGGTGCTAAGACAAAAATTGATACGAAAAAAGGAACTGGCGTTAAGACGATTAATAAAGATAAGTCTTCGGAAAAACTATATTTAAAAACTCCAGAGAAACTCCCGGCATTGTCTACTAATTATTCAGATGCTTTTAAATATTTCATTTTCCGTCCGGAATGGGTAAAAATATCTCGAGGAAAAAAGTTTCTTCCGGAAGTATGGCTCCAGAAGTTATCTGATAATTTATTATATTTGCTTTAAATCAATATAATATGCAAAAATACAAGAAGAAAAACTTATCGAAATTTATGACTTTATTAAAAATCAATTAGTTATTTTAATTGCGATAGAAGGAATATATTTGTAAGCATGCCTTTCAGTATGTATGATTTTTTACTGATTGGTGTATAACAAACGGTATTTTTGATAGAATGGGGCCTGATGACAACATAGAAAGAATTTTCGGAATAGATGTACAGTTTTCAAATAGAAATGAAATTTGCATTTTCATAAGCGTAGTTAGATTCTTGGATTTTAAATTTAGTTAATTTTAAACAAATTTTTCAGCTAAATGGTCAAGCTTAAAACATTCACACATTTATCAATATTACAGCAAGCTCGAGAAACTGCACAGGAAAATCTTTTAGATAAGTATGATGAATCGGTGCGGTATTTTATTGAAACAATTCAGCAGGTTATGAATGTAAATGGTATTGGTCATTTTGAAGCAATGAAGTTGATCCAGGATAAAACTGAATTGTCAGATTCTATTGAGAATAAAATTATGTTTGCGGCAGCGCTTTTGGAAATTGTAGAAGATAAATATTTTAAAAATGAAATATAAAACAGAAACTGCTGTAATTTCAATTATAGCTTTACTTTATTATTTATATTGGACCTACCAATATTATGAAAATAATAAAATCATTAACAATTATAATTTGATGATTTTCATATTTTATTATTTGCATTATCAAGAAGAAAAAAAATAAGTAGTATTTTGACAAAAGAAAAAGAAACAGTATCCGTCACGTAGTGACAAAAATTTTTTAAATAATAAACGCCCTTATTGGGCGTTTAGTTTTTTATAACCTCGTGAGCAAAGCAAGTTTTTAACTGCTTGTACAAAATTTTCTTTTTTTCAATATTCTCCAACTCTAAATCTATTTTTTGAATTGCTAAAAGTTTGTTTATAATATCATTATCGTTAGTGGATGGATGTTCTAAATAAGGTGTAATTATCTTTTTGTAATCAGATAGGCTTATGAAAGGAATTACTGAACCACGTATAAAAATTTCTAAAATTTTTGAATTAAAAACTACGTAACAAATTTCAAAAGCATTTTTGCAATTTATATCTATTTCCCAACTGTTAGGAATTGGTTTCTTTAGCGGTTTTCCTGCATTAAGTCCGTGTGATTGTATATAAAAAACTGTTTTACATTCCTTTTTTTCCGGATTATAGCGTTTTATTGTCATAAAATACCATTATCAGCAAATGAAAAATAATTTTCATCGGTAACAATTAAATGGTCAATCAATTTGATATCCATAACATCACCGGCTTTTTTAATTTAGAAGTCATATTTTTATCTGCTTCACTCGGTATAAGAGTTCCGCTTGGGTGATTATGAGCTAAAATAATGGCTGTAGCGCAACAATTTAAGGCGATAGTGTAAACTACTCTAACATCTACTACAGAACCCGTAATTCCTCCGCTTGATACTTTGTAAAAGCCTAAAACTCGGTTAGAATTGTTTAGACAAATAATAATTACTTCTTCGCGCCAGTCAAAAGTATCTGAATTAAAAACTTTTTAAAAAGATTGTATGCACTCTTACTTGAATTTATAGTATATAAATCTGACTTTTTCAACGTCTTATCAAAAGATACTGAAATTTTAATTTCTGGAATTCGCATCTTAAAATAAGTATTCGTTAAAGTCGGAACTTGCGTTTGTTTCTTCGATAAATTTTTCGGCTATGGCTTGGGATTTGTTAAAAGCTTCTTTGCATAAACTTTTAAAATAGTAGTAGTCGTCCCAATTAAAAAGGAAAGAAAATCCTTTTTCGTTTAGTTGTTGCCTTACTTGGTGGCTTAATGTATTTTTTGTATTTTCGGCGTGTAAATTATTGCGTTTCATTGGCGTATATATTTTATTGATTTTAAAAAAGCCCTACCCTCGACAGTAGGGCTTTTTGTTTGGTTTAAATTTCAAAAGTCAAAACTTCACTTTCGGCATCGGCTAATAAAATTGACAGTTCTTGTTGTGCTCCGAGGCATAGCCTTTCAATAACATTTGTATTTCTGATTTCAAATTTGAAATCTTGACCATTTTTAAAAATAATTTGTGCGGAATTTTTGTCGTTTCCTGCGATAAACATTTTTAGTTCGTGGTCTTTCTCTTTTAGTAGGCTGTACCTTTTGGAAAGTTCTTCAAACTCCTTTAATCTCTGAATCCTATTTTCTGCACTCTTAATTGGTTCAGGCTTGAATTTTTCAATTAGTGCTATTGTAGCAGCTTTTTTTCATCTACAGCAGATTTTTGAGGTTGTGCAACGATTGCAATTTCTTTTGATTCGACAATTTTTTTGTCCGTAATTGGCTTTACCATAATGTTATATTTTATTGATTTTCAATACTTAAAGATAATAAAAAGCACTCAAAATGACAACTTTTTTATAAAGAAATCACACATTTTTCAAACATATAGAAACATTCTAAATAAGCAGAAACCATACTCCTAAAAAGTAGAAAAACAACCTTTAAAAGTGAAAAAAAACATAAAACGTTGAATAACAGCCAAA